TTTCCCCAAATTAGAAAGTTGGTGTCACTTACATAACTAAAAGCTTCTGTGTACTTTAATTTGCATAGGAGCTTTTTTTATGAAAACTAGAATAAACATGAAGATCATCACTATCGGTTTTGGTGACAGTAGCTCTTCAGTGGCAACTAATACCTACTAATTCCCAAATATCATAGACGCTCAGACTGTCTTTAATCGTCTGCTGAGACACTAAATCAATTGTGTCCACCCTTTACAGAACAAAAGTTACGAATGGGAGCAACTATGAACTATCAGAGTAAACTAGAAGAAATCATCAAGCCGTTTGAGACCAAGGAACTCATAAGAGAGCAAGAGATGATCGAGAGAGGCCAAGAGAGATACACCAAAAGATTACAGCAGCAAAGTAGTGACAGTAGTAAAGACGTTGAACACAGTCTGATTACCGATGCCATTACTAAAGTCTCCGAGGGAATTAGTGACGACATAAAGTTCGAGGATGCTAAACTCAAGGGTCGAAAGCATCCTTGGTTACAGACGTTAAAACTGGTTGACCCAGATACCCTTGCATACATCGGTCTTAACTCATGCATGGATGCTGTTGGTCGCTATTCGACACGCCAGAAAATCTTAGACAGCATCGGTCACAGAGTTGAGCTAGAGGTGTGGGCTGAAGGACTTAAGAAGTTCTCTAAGTTGGCTATGGAGGAGAAGAAGGAGAAATACGACCTCTTTACCTATGTCAACAATAGGGTCACCAAAGCACATAAGATTGAGAAGTGGCGAGAGTTAAGCAGTCGAACCATAGCTGCCAAGAGAGGTTACTTTGTAGAACCTTGGTCACTTGAGTTTAGACAGAAAGTAGGCGCACCTATTTACAATGCTGTCTTAGAAAAATCTAAGATCTTNGAGCCTTACAAAAGTGAAACCTTAGATAAGAAAACCAATTACAAGCTTAAGACCAAATGGAAGGTTGGTCTCACTAAAGAGGCACAACAGATAATTACTGAGCAGCACTTTGATGCGTCTTGGGCAAGTCCAATGTATTCTCCAATGACTACACCACCTAAGAAATGGGATAGTTTTGACACTGGTTGTTACCTTGACCCAGCTTTAGCTGCTAGTGTTCCTTTGGTTCGTGGAAGTAGTAGACTTCAGAAAAGGCAAATTGACTTTGCTCTTAGTAAGACTGAGCAACCAGAGTTTCTAAAGGCATTAAATATTATTCAGTCTACTCCTCTCAAGATAAACACTTTTGTCCTAGAGGCAGTTCAGTGGACTTTTAGAGAAAACAAAAGCTTTGGTAAGTTTCCACGAAAAGACATGCTTGAGGTTCCTGAGAAACCAGAAGACTTCGAAGATATGGATTGGAAGGACAAACGTCGTTTCTTAGATGATCGAAGAGAGATCCAAGAGAGAAACAATGAGATCAGTGGGTCTAACACTGTTATGTCTCAAGACATACAGACAGCTTTAGAGTTATCTAAGTACAAAGAGTTTTACTCACCTATGAACATGGATACTCGTGGACGAATGTATCACGTTAGTAACTTCAATTACACTAGAGCTGACCACATTAAAGCTATGTTCAACATGGCAATTGGGTCTACTGTAACAACAGCTAACCGAGGTGTAACTCTTCTGTTGATTGCCATTGCTAACAATTGGGATTGTTCTGTGGATGGTGTTAAGTTGACCAAGATGTCATTTGATGATCGTGCTGACTATGTCTTCAGTCAAATTGATATGCTTCTGAATGTTGTCGAGAACTACACAGATCACTTTGAGTTCTGGAGTAAAGCAGACAAACCCTTTCAGTTTCTTGCAGCTCTAGATGCACTTAACAAATACCTAATTAACCCCGAAGAGCTATGTCACCTACCCTTCTCAATAGATGGAAGCGTCAGTGGCATACAGCATTACTCAGCTATGTCTTTAAATTCTGAAGATGCACGTAAAGTAAACCTATTACCAGCTGACGTTCCGCAGGATCTCTACGGTATAGTAGCCGATGCAACATTAAAAAAACTTCACAGTGACAAACTCAGTAAGGATCAGACAAAAGGACTGGCATCTCTTGGTAAAACCATAGGTGATGTTGTGCAGCTCTGGCTTAAATACGGTGTCGGTAGAAAAGAGTGCAAACGAAACACGATGTGCTGGACGTACAGTTCTAAAGTATTTGGTCTAACTGACCAACTAATGCAGGACTTTATGGTTCCACTTACGAGGTCACTTAGACATGGTGATATCTCTCAGCATCCTTTCGGCTGCACCAGCTGTCAGCGTGAAGCCTGTATGTACTTAGCCAAGGTGAACTACGAGAGTATAGGCGACACTGTAAAATCAGCTGGGAACGGTATGAACTTTATTCAGAACTGTGCTGCTTTACTTGCCCACGAAAACAAAGATTTGCTGTTTGTTACTCCAGCCTCCTTCCCCATGGTTCAAAAGTATACACATTACGACCAGAAGAAACTTAAGTTGTTCCTATATGATCGAGTAGCAAAGATTAGAACACGAGGTCAGGTTACCATTAACAAGACTGGATTTAAGGTAGACAAAAAGAAAGCGAGAGCAGCAGCAGCTCCAAATATCATACACTCGCTAGATTCAGCCCACCTTCAGAAAACCGTTCTTAAATGTGTAACGAAAGATCCATCATGTTCGTCTTTTTTCATGATACATGACAGCTTTGGTACAAACCTCGATGGGGCAAGCAACATGTTTTCAAGTGTACGAGAGGCGTTTGTTGAAATGTACTCTGATACATGCATGTACGAAAATCTAATGAGACAATGCTCTGATCGAATGAGTACGCCATCATTAGAATTGTTTGGTGAAATACCGCCTAAAGGTGACCTTGATTTAAATCTAGTGCGAGAGAGCAACTACTGTTTTGCATGACTAATTCAATTGTGTCTACCCACTAGAGAACAATCTTATAAAATTTAAGGATTACCCATGCACCCTAGAGAAAGGGTCTTGGGCTTAATGCGACTTGCAGAGGCTCAAGACAAGCCGTTGCCAGTCGAGATTATCCTAGAAGCTAAAAAACTAGGGATAATCAAAGAAGAACCATCCAAACATGAAAAGGAGAAATGATGGCTCAAGTAAACTTTGTCACGCCAGTCGGTACAGCTGTGTACCCTTGGTTGACTAAACCAGACTACCAGTACGACGACGCTGGTAAATATCAAACCAAACTTAGTGTTCCAGCTGATGACAAGACAACCAAGACTTTGATCAAGCAGATTGAGGAACACGCGAAGGAAGAGTTTGGTATCAAAGCTAAACCTAAGCTTCCATTTGAACAGGACGCTGAGACTGGGAATATCGTCTTAAAGCTCACCAGTAAGTTTAAACCTACCTTCTTCGATGCAAAAGGTTCTGGTGTAACTGACCCACCAAATATCTGGGGTGGTAGTCAGATCAGAATAAAAGGCAACATGTCTACTTACTCAGGTTCTGCCAAGGGCGTCTCACTGTACATTAATGCCGTACAAATCATCACAGCAGTTCAAGGTGAAGGTAGTGACGATAGCTTCGATGCTGTGGATATGGAAAATGCTTTCGTTCAAGATAGCTTCGAAGACAGCGCAGAGGAAAACCTCGACGGTGCGGACTTCTAGAGCAGCCATAAGAGCTGGATATCGATCAGGCTTAGAAGTTAAAATAGCCGAGCAGATAAAGAAACAGGGTCTGCCAGTGATTTATGAGGACACTGTTTTAAATTACACAATTCCACAACGAATAGCGAAGTATAGACCAGACTTTAAATTACCTAAGAAAGGCGGTTTCTTTCTGGTTGAGACGAAAGGACTTTGGACAGTTCAAGACCGTGCTAAAAGTAGGTATTGTCATGAACAAATACCCAATCTTGACCTTCGCTACGTATTTTCGAATTGGAACCAGAAACTATACAAAAATTCTCCCACCTCTTACCGCGACTACTGCGAAAGATTGGGCTGGTTGTGTGCAAATAAAGTAATTCCTGATGAATGGTTAAGAGAGAGCTAATCAGGACGTGGGGCGGCTTCGGCTGCCCCTTTTTTTTTAACTTATGGGAGTAAGCAGATGGAAGTAGTAGAAAGCAACTTTGTAGGTCATGAACCCTGCGAAGCTTGTGGCAGCAGCGATGCAAACAGTCGTTACGATGATGGTCATTTATTCTGCATGAGCTGTCATGCTTACACTGCCCCAGAGAACGCTTCAGAGCCTGTGAAACAGTCGTCTGGAACAACGAAACATCGAGACCTATTACAAGGCTCATACGTGTCTCTGAAGGCTCGTAAGATAGACAAGAAGAGCTGTCAGAAGTACGACTACTCAGTTGGCAAGGATGCACAAGGAAAGACCGTGCAAATAGCCACCTACAGGAACTTAAAAGGTGAGAAGGTTGCCCAGAAACTTAGAGATGCCAACAAGAACTTTTCTATCGTTGGCGATGCCAAGAAAATGTCTTTGTACGGTAGTCATCTTTGGTCAAAAGGTAAGACCCTAGTCATTTGTGAAGGTGAGATAGACACAATCTCCGCTAGTATCGCTCAAGGTTACCATAAGTTTCCTACAGTCGGTATACCTAATGGTGCTTCAAGTGCGAAGAAATCCTTACTCGACAACTGGGATTACCTAAAGAATTTCGAACAATTGATCTTAATGTTTGACAATGACACTGCTGGTCGTGAATCCATGCAAGCTTGTGGAGCTGCACTACCAATTGGTAAGATCAAGATAGCAGGAACTTTTGATTATAAAGACTGCAATGAAGCACTTCAGAATAATGATGGAGCTGCCATTGTAAATTCTGTCTTTACTGCTCAACCATATAGACCAGACAACATTGTAACCAGTGCTGACTTTAGAGATGTAATATCTGAAAGTGATGCAAAGAGCAGCGTTCAATATCCATTTAAATTACTGAACAAGATAACAGGTGGTATCTTTCCTTCCACCATGGTGCTTTTAGCTGCTGGATCAGGCTTAGGTAAAAGTACACTGATCCGAGAGATTGCATACAGCCTACATAAAGAACAGGGTCAAAAGGTTGGCCTGTTGATGCTTGAAGAGACAAACAAGAGAACACTTCAATCACTTGTTGGTACTCACATTAACAAGAACATTACTGTTGATGAAAATGCAGCAACTAAGGAAGAGATAGAAGCTGGCTTTGATAGTCTGTTTGAAAACCAAGATGTTGTTCTCTTAGATCACTTTGGCTCAACTGAGCTGGAGAACATCTTAGAGAAAATTCAGTACATGGTTCTTGCTCATGGATGCACTCACATATTCTTAGATCACGTCTCGATCTTGGTATCTGGGTTAGGTGCTGAAAGTAATGAGAGACAACTCATCGACTACATCACGACAACACTCAGGACTAAGATAGTCCAAGAGTTAAATGTAACTTTATTTTTGGTCAGTCATTTGTCCAGACCAAAGAACGGTGGATCACACGAAGCAGGAACAAGTGACGTCCAGCTAAGTCAGCTGAGAGGATCACATAGTTTAGCCCAGTTAAGTGATGTCTGTATTTCACTATCAGTGGATAGAGATGATCCAAGCAGTAACCGAAGAACCTTGATGTGTCTCAAAAACAGACACCTTGGAACAACAGGCTTTGGTGGAACAGTCCAATACAATCTGGAGACCTCACGGTTAACCGACTGTGAATTGGAAACAACATTTTAACATTTGAAAAGGAGAGCAGCATGACAAAACCCANAGTGTATTTAAATGGTANAGCAGCGTTAACTATGAATGGCTACCAAGCTGACACACAAGTCACCGCAATGTACCCAGAAGATAAAGCTTTTGAGTATTTGATTGCTGGCATTGGTGGAGAAGTCGGTGAATTACAAAGCAAGTATGCAAAGTACATTCGAGATGACTTAGATTTTACACAAGTCAAGGAAGGCATGAAAGCAGAGCTTGGTGATATTCTTTGGTTTATCGCTCAGATTGCTAAGAAACTGGACTATAACTTACAGTCTGTTGCTGAAGACAATACCAAAAAACTCAACAGCCGTTTGTTGCGTAACAAAATCTCAGGTGATGGTGACAACAGATGAGTAGATACTGTTTTGACCTTGAGTCGGACGGTCTCATCCCAAAGGTTTCTGTGGTTCACTGTATTGTCTTAAAAGATTTAGACGACGGTAAGATCACTAAGTTTGGTGGCAGTAAAGAAAGTATAGTTGCAGCTGTCAGATTACTTGAAAATGCTGACGAAATAATCGGTCACAATATCATTGCTTATGACAACCAAGTCTTAGATCAGCTGTACGGTTTTAAACCGAAAGGTAAGGTCACTGACACATTGGTAATGGCACGGTTAATATATGCTGACATCTACACCAATGACATCCTTCGAGAAATCAAAGACATGCCAAGGAACCTCTATGGTTCGCATTCGTTAAAGGCTTGGGGAATGCGTCTGGGTGAATACAAAGGTGATTACACTGGAGGCTGGGAACACTATTCTCAAGAGATGCTAGACTACTGCGCTCAAGATGTTGTTGTCTCCAGCAAACTCCACAAAACTTTGATCTCAGAAGACTTCTCACAGACGTCTATTGATCTAGAGCATTCACTAGCTGCTATCTGTTACAGGATCGGTCAGAATGGATGGAACTTTGATGTCGAGGCAGCTGGTAAGTTGTACGCTAAACTGTCCAAAGAGCGAGAGGAACTAAGGGTAACCTTGTTAACCCTGTTCCCACCTTGGACTATTGAAGAACCATTTGTGCCAAAGGTGAACAACAAGAAACTTGGGTACGTCAAAGGTGAAGAGTTCATCAAGAAACATGTAGTTGAGTTTAACCCGAACAGTAGGAAGCACATAGCATACTGTCTTATAAAAAAGTACAGTTGGCGACCCAAGTCCTTCACACCTAACGGTGAACCGAAGATCGATGAGACAATCTTACTTTCTCTAGCATTTCCAGAGGCTAAGACACTGGCTCGGATGTTTCTACTGAACAAACGTATCAGTCAGTTAGCTGAAGGAAACGGTAGTTGGCTAAAGTTAGTAGATGCAGATGGTAGATTAAGACACACGATCATTAGTGGTGGCACTGTCAGCGGTAGAGCTGCACACAGATCCCCTGCTCTATCCACTGTTCCAGCTGTCTCAGCACCTTTCGGTGAAGAGTGCAGATCCCTGTTTAAACCATACCGAGGTCATACATTAGTGGGNATAGATTTAAGTGGCATCGAGGTGCGGATCTTAGCTTCAATGTTAAATGACAACGGTGAGTATGCTCGTCATATTTTAGAAGGAGATATTCATGAGTTCAACAGAGTGGCGGCTAAACTTGATACTAGAGCGCAAAGCAAGACTCTTTTGTA